GAATTTGTTCCGGTATAGGATCTATCCCTGCCATTTTCATTTTGATTCTTGAATTCTCCCTCAACCCACAAGAAAAAGCCGCTACCATTCTACACGGCAACGACTTATAATCATAAATGTGATATGTTTCTGCAAGATCGCACAAAAGTGCGTCCTTGTCAAGATTAAGCATGTAGGCGAGGATTAAGAGTTTTTTCCTGCTTTTGCATTTTTGAAAATTTCCTCTATTTCGATCATCATTTTCGACATTGGAACCCTTCCATTTTCTGTCCGCAAATGTTCTTTTAAGCGCTCCTTCTGTTCTGCACCAATCAGACGATTCATCACACTGCTCATTTTCGACATATTTCCTGCATCCATTTCGCACAGATCTTCAAGGAGCTCATAATCATCTAATGCTTCCTCATTTAACTCATACTCAAAACCGCTGCTTGTTTTTCCCTTCATTATTTCTTCGTCCCCTTAATATATTCGTAATGTGTCTGTCCTTCTGCGTCCGGTACTGCTGATAACGTTGTCTCATATCCAATCGCATCATCATCCTTGTATACGATGTCTCCGACTTCCGTAATGCTTGCACATGGAATAGTAATACGCTTCACCGCGTCTTTCAGAATCATATCCACAACCCAAGCATTCTGTTTCGCTTCATCTGCATTTACTTTTACCGTAATCCCTTCTTTAAGTGTTCCGGTAACATTATCATCTCCGTAAACACTCTTCAGAACTTCTACATTCAATGCTTCAATCATCGTAAACTTAAAATTATCTTTCTTACTGGTCTGCATATTCAATACAGTGTCGCCGCCCCAAGCATTTTTGTTGTCAGTTTCCGGACTATTAGAATTAGTGAGTCCATCCTCCGAGCAATATCCAAGTGACTTAAATGCTGCATCTAATGCTGTGGTTGCATCTGTTGGCAATGTTGTTCCGAGCGGTGCTCTAAAAATCGCGCCGCCTACTTTCGGCTTACCTGTACTTACATTTTTAGCATCTGACATTTTTATCCTCCTTCATCAGAAATGAACCATATCATATACAGCCTGATACCGATATTTCTTCCTTGTTGTATCCGTATAGTTGTAGTCGCTGTTAAGCTGGCACTTACTGATATCATCCATTTCAACAATTTTTTCCATTGCTTCTTTCACTCTTTCATTGAGTGATGCCGCCCCATAAAGGGATCCTGAATAAGACTGGATAGCAAGAGTTGCTGATGCAATATGATTTTCTTTGCCAGATCCAGTCTTTTCAATCAGTACATATTCCTCCGGAAGTCCCGGTTCTTCTTCCATCCTTACCGGAATATCAAGCTTGTCTTCCAGATATTCTCTAACTTTTTCCTCGATCATTTTTTCTACCCATTGCTTTCAGCAAGCTATTGTTGCCGTCGTCTCCATTTATTTTTACAATCGCTCTCGTTTGCGCCACATACGACTCCTTCTCTGCATCTGATGATATTTGATTTGCCTGTTCCAGCAAAATTGCCTGCATCTCTGCAGATTTCATCAACTCTCTTACACCGGATCGATTTAACTCAACTTTCGTTTTAGCCATAACGCTCCACCATCCATCTCTGATTCCATCTTCCTGGAATATTTTCTTCAATTCCTTGCTGTGGGAATCCAATTACCCGCCATGATGTGCCAAAAAAATCCACTCTGCAGTCTTGCCAGTCGTGCGTATCTCCTTTTGGAATTGCGATATTGTAGACTGCTTTTTTTCCAGTAATATTAAGCATATCCAGCACTTCTGTTGTCGATGTCGGAGCAACCAACACGTCTTCCACGGTCACAGGTGTCTCTGTATATATCGGATGTCCGAATGTATCTGTCCCACTTGTGATCCGTTCGTAGAGCTTCACCGGTATTCCTTTAATCATTAGCCTCTTCCTCCTGCATCAAATCCGAATATGGATTAAAATAGCCAATTCGATTCCCGACACCAAGGATTTTCTTATCCAATTTAGTCAGATACAATTCGCCACTTCCATTTGCATTTGTCCAGGTCTGCGAATATACCATTGCTGTCGTAGTTGTCTGTGTCGTTCCAATAGGTACACCTTCTTCTCTGCTTCCGAGCGTCCGAATAACCATGTTGCATGACACTAATTTCTTTGCCTCGTCTGTAGCATTACGGTTATATGCATCAATGATGATCGCTGCATCCTCTAAGAGTGCCATTACATAATCTGCATCCGAAATATCTGTTCCTTTTCGTTTCCAAATATCCTCGTATGTTGCATAAGCCATCTGATCACCTACTTTTTCGCTACTGGCGTCTTTCTTCCTGCTGTAGCCGTCTTTTTTACCGGTTTCTTTTCCGGTTCTTCTTTCAGCTCCGGTTCTTTTTCAACCGGTCGGAACATGGCAGAGTCCAACATCTCGTCAGACTCTACTATAATTCCTGTTTGCTTATAAAAAAACTTCATAGGCTACGCTGCTGCCTTCGTGATCTTCGCAAATGCTTTCTGATCCAGAATTCCAATTCCATATACAATCTCTGCGCGGATTGCAATCTGGTTCTGTCTCTGTAAGTCTCCCAGTCCATCCGGATCACCATATTCAATCAGGTGCGCTCCGATGGATCTCTGTACACCCCAACGGAAGGCATCGAACTGTCCAACGATACCAAGCAGATTTGTATCTGTGGTAATCTCATTTTTTGCGGAAACTGTATCTGATACTGCTGCCTGCATTCCAGAGAAGTTAGTGAGGTTCTGTCCAAAACCAATTTCCGGATAAATCTTCCTTCCGTTTGCATCTCTCATTGTGGAAAGGCCAAATGAAAGAGTCGGATCCATTGCGATTCCGCTTGGAGTGTATCCGGATGAGATGATCACTCCTGCTGCCGCCTCAATTGCATCATCGTATTTTTCTTCTGTCAGCTGGACAGATTGTGTTGTATCGATTAATCCTTCTTTTACCAGATCTGATACTGTTCCGGTAAGTGGATTGATTTTGTGGATACCTACAAGGTCAAGTGCTCTTCCAAGAGCGATACCTGCATTAGATGCAAGGTCATGAAGAACTCCGATCTGAACATCTTCATCCGCCCACTGCACTTCCTGAGAAAATCTCATGGTTACCTGCAGTTTGAACGGATTAACTGTCTTAGATGCATATGTTGTCGGAGTTGGTGACTTCTTTCCGCCTTCGCCTACCAGTTCCGCTTTCGGTGGTGCAGTTAATACCCACACCTGCTGCTTTCCAAACTTCTGCGGTCTTGCTCCGGATAACTGTGCCAGAGTAGAACCTTTCTGTGCTTTTTCAAAAATCCCCTGTGAAATCTCAGCAGGGATTGTAAAATCTGTACTAAGTAATGCTGCCATACTTTATTCTCCTTTTCCAAATATCTGATGCGCAAATTCTCGCATCGCATCGTCTGCTTCATGGTGTTCCGTAACCTTTTTTGTGTTACTTCTTGTTCCCGGGTAATTCTTTGGCTTTGCAAATTTCAAAATTGCTTCTGCCTGTTTCTTGCAAGATTCTTCATCTTCGCCAGTGAGAAGCTCTGCCGGAACACTTGTATCTTTCGCTACTTTTTCTCTTACCTGTCTAACAGTGCCTTCTTTTTCAAGTGCTGTGAGTTTTGCCTGAAGCGCATCGGACTTCTCTTTTTCCTTCTGAAGCTCCGTCTTGCTCTGCTCCTGGTACTCATCGTACTTGCTTGCTTTTGCTCTTAAGTCTTCATAATCTGCATATTTCTGTCGCTCTCTTGCGAGACGTCCTTCAATAATTGAATCTAATTCTTCCTGAGTAAAAGTCTTTTCGTTTTCCATATCTGTATATCCTCCATAGAGTAATTGTTATCGTTGTTTCCCTCATTTAAGGCATGCGTTGCCATAAAAATAACACGCATTTCTGCGTGCTAGAATTATCCATTTATTCTTCTACGTGACATGTATTAGTTAATTTCCCATACACATCTTCATACAACTCCTGTTTATCACCATTATATGTGTACTCCGCATAGATTCCATCACCACTTACGGTAGTTGATGCAAGACATTTATAATTCTGCAAAGTTTTACATGACCAAACAATAAATACGTTACTTAAATCAATCGGTGGTGTCTGCGGAGTATTTGCCTGTCCATTATTGTTGTACCATTCAACAAGTTTCTTTTTACATACACTCTGAAAGTGATCCATTCCTGTGATAATCATGATTAAGCCTCCTGTTCTGGCTGAACATTTCCGCAGCCACGGCAATATGTCTTTCCATCAACTTCTTTTGTACACATACAGTTGTATACTTCATCGCATTTCGTTTCATTTACTTCTATATAATCTTTCATATTTTTCTACTCCTCATAAATAATATCCAAACCATACGCAACCGCAGCATCGTGCTCAATCTTGCATCCTCTTGCATTCTCCCAGCCTTTGCAGAAGTACGCTGCATGACACAAAGACATATTCTCTAAGGACTTAGCAAGAAAACACAATGGAATCTGAACTACTCCACGTTCTTTCATAGATTCATTGCTGTACCATTCATCTGTAAAAAGAGTATTCACAACTTCATATCCTTTTTCTTCAAGAATCTTAATTACTTTCTCTCTTGTTGCTACGATTTCTTCATCAGTCTTTCCAGCCATTGGCTGACTCAGCATTGTTTTTTTCATTTTTTATTCTCTCTTTCTTAAAAATAGACATAAAAATACCACCAACCATTTCTGATCAGTGGTATCTACTGCTCTTGTTATTTTATAGTCCGCATTCAAATGATGTTAATCAATTATTATTTTCGGTTTAGGATACTTTTTAGGCACTTGCGTACCATATTTTTTAATTGTGTAATCATAATTATCGGCTACACTTTTCAATAGATCATCCGCATATTTAGACTGATCAAAATCGATTTCATTCGGAATCTGAGGACAATATCCAAAATGAAGTACAAAATCCTTATGCGCTTTTTCAAACTTTGGGTTTAGAACATTCATTTACAACGCCTCCTTCATCTTTTTTTCAAAATATTCCAATGCATTTGGAAAATATTTTTTCATTTGTTCATATCTTTCTTTATCAAACTGTGCTTCAAACATATGTGCAAAAGCCTCGGATGTAACATTGTCCCGGTTTTTCCAATATTCCTTCGGATGTGATGCACACCCAATTATATTGCCTTGTGTTACACCATCAAAAAGATCTGATATTGCCGAATCTTTTCGCATATCTCCAAGTTCTTCGCTAATGGCTTTATCAACTTTATCAAAAGTACCCAAATGATGTGCTTTACCATATGCTATACGATATGACAACGAATCACTTTCCAGTAACTGAATAAAATTCTTATCATCTGATAGATTTCCAGCTAAATCATCCACTAAATGACCGTGTTCATGGAACCATGTAGCTCCAGCTCCACGTGGATTCTTTAAATCTGCGCCATAATTCATGGATATCTTTTTCGTTTTAGTATTATAGTGAGCCGTATTTTCATACACAGCATTTTCAATGCTATCACCCGAAGCATATTTTGTGAATAGTCGTTTGGCATCGTCTGTACCATGTGAAAATTTATCCTTTAGACAGTCGTAATATTCTTTGTCCATATTGCCGTCACTGCGAAGTTTTTGTTTAAACATTCCTAAATCTGATTCCATTATAGCAGAACGGGGAGTCTTTTCAATAGTTTTTGCCTTCCTTTTCGCATACAATTCTCGTTTTCTCGCGTTAATAGCCTCCTTATTTTCCTTGTACCGAATCCTCCGCATGGCATTGATATCACCACCAGCATTGTTATACTCTTCTAGGTATTTGTCCGGATCATATCCAGCAACTGTACTCTTTCCGTCAAATCTGACTGCATACTCACAATCGCAATGCGCATGGATGTGTTCGGCGTGTCCATTCCTAAGAGCTTTCTTCGATATGTTCTGCCATCCTCTGGATGCCAATGCAATGCAAAACGCACATGTGTCCCGATGCGATACCCACGCAAACTGCGCACCGTCTCGCATTGCATTTTTTAAAGTAGTGTCCGCTCCGACCTGCTTTACTAATCTTGCTATCGTTGACGGAACATTTGTCTGAGACTGCTTCATGGTTCCATGAACTGCTTTTGCTACTTCTCCATATTCCGGAAGGTCTGCAATCTCCGCTGTCGGAACAACTACTCCCTGTGCCGATGCCGTAGCTTCGTACATCTTACAAGACAGAGCGCCGATAGCCTGTCCGTAACGCTGTGATAATGCAAAAGCATAATCCAGAAGAGCCTTATCATCCGCAAAACCATGCTTCTGAACATATGCCTGCATCAGATCTGCTGCCTTCTGACTAATCTGTGACATCTTCGTTATGTATTCCAGCCATGCCTTCTCCGTTATCTGCATTTTCAAATTCCTCCGTCAAGATACTGTCACCTTTTGCCCTCTGTTCCTGTGCTCGGATTCTGCGGATATCTGCCTGATCGAATCCAATCATTTCAAGAAAGATGTCTGTGTCTGCAAACCCCTGTCTCGCTGTTGCAATCTTAAGAGCTGCATCTGTAGTAGATGCTATGCTAGGCATTGCCGGATTCTTAAAATGTGCAATGATATCTTCACTTTCTTCCGGCAGATCATCCGGAGTTGTTCCAAGCTCTATTGCAAGTGCCATCTTAGCGATCCTGTGCAATGCATCCCCGTTTGACCTGTTTAATTGCTCTGCCATAAGAATCAGAGTCTGTGACTGTGCTATAATCGCTTCACTCGATGTTGGATTTGCATCATTTACCACTCCAACATCTGTCACAGCTAATCCAGTAGCTGCAGAATACTGTGTGGCCAACATCCGAAGCATCTGTACATGAGGCTCTATATTTCCTTGAGAGAGCTGGCCAAAATTAGGCTTTTCTCCTGTCTCCGGATTGTTCGTGCTGTACAGAATACTTCCGACATACTGTTTGAATTTATCGTCAACCAGTGCATCGTACTGTTCATCAGACACACCTAATAAATACTTCTGTGGTGAGGTTGCGAATTCCAATCCGATCGTTGCATTTGCCACTGTTCTTACGTATCCCTGTATCAGACGGCGAATCGGCTCTTTCAACCTTGACTGGCCGAAAGGCTTATCGTTGGTTGCATCCCAGATCAGCGCAACCATGAGTGGTTCTCCGAAATCATGTGGATTTCGTGTCGCATACCATGTCCCGCCCTCACGATCCAGTTCCCAAATATCTGTATCCGTGTAAAAATTCACGTGTTCGGGACTCCATGTAACGTCCGACTCATCCCTCCTGTTATCTTCAAAAGCAAATCCGTATTTTATCCTGCCTTCTTTAGCATTCCAAGAAGCTGCCGCACAGTGCGGAGAATAGAATCGAACTCTTGCATCGTCTTGCTGGCCGGATACTGCCGCAAAAGCGCATCCGTACTTTAATTCTTCCTTCACTGCTTTGTTGTATTCGGCAATGAGATGATTTCTTTTCATGATCTGGTCCATATCATCTGACTTCATGCCATTTTCTGTAACAAATCCATCAAACATTGACCTTCCGGCAAGAACATCTACTGTCTTTGCTCCCCATGCACAGCCAATCTCAAGCTTTCCCAATCCGGCCGGCAATGCAATTCCAAGATTTACCTCGTTAAGTGTAACCTTGCCATTGTAGTAGCGTTTCTTTTTTCTGTTCGCTGTCCGATGGTAATCGTAAATATATTTCAATTCGTTCAGCCACTGCTGTTCTTCCAGTGGCAGTCCTATCACCATTCCAAAATTTAATTCCATTATCCTATCCTCATCTTTCTATTCGGATTTCGTTTCGATGTTCTGCATCCCCATAGTGCCAATGCGGCCGCTTCAATCGGTGTGGAATTATCTCCACCAAATCCCCAGCCACCAGAGATCTGCCTTTTCACTGACGTTACAGCGGATTCTGCAAGAATCTCTTGATATTTGTACCAGGTTACTGTCTTCTCATTGATTTCCTGTTCTAACTGACTTGCCGATGCAATCACATCTTTCGCGGATGGTCGTATAATCGAATGCTTGTATTTCCATACCGGAGCTATCTTCTCAATCAGAAAATCCACACCATTTCTTCCGTCTATCACTACGCATGATGCCGTCTTATATCTCTGGTTAAGCCAATCAGCCAGCCACTGAATTCCTCTGTCTGTTGGTTTTATCTCAATCAAGGATATTCTTGCTTCTTCCGACTCAGGACATACAGCTCCGCATAATGCAACCAAGGATCCATCTGCAGAGAACTTTATTCCGTAGGCTGTTTTGCCTTCCGGCTTTCCTTTTTCCGAAGCACATGCTTCCCATTTCTTTTTGTCGATAGCATAATCCTGATCATTGTTGATCGGTGACCACCAGCCAAGACGTTCTCTTGCAAATCCATCAATACCCATTTGGTCAAACTCGTTAAGTACCGTTTTTTCCGATATCCTGTATCCCATAGCTGGATTCGTGTTATATGCATGATCGATAATATTATCTCTCGATATTTTATTTATATCTCCCACACCCCACTCAAGCCACCACACTTCGGATTCTTCACTTGAATGCGCTTTCCTGTGCATTTCTGCAAACACCGTGCCGTTACAGCTTGGAGCCGGTGGTGTTCCAATAAGAATTTGCTGTGGTGCTTTTGTGTTGTCACTAATATCACTTGCAGCTGATATTACCGGAAGTAGCCCTTCTTGCTGGTCCATCGTCAGCTCCTGTGCTTCGTCAATCACAATAACTGAATATGTTCCGCCTCGTGCCCCAGCATTCGTTCTAGTGGAGAATTCAATACATCCACCATCATGGTATATGCCGTTTTCGTCCTTCCAATCTTTAAAGTAAATTCCTTCGTATCCTCTTCCACGTGTAATGCTTTTTACGTCTGCGGCAAAGTCCGGATATCTTTCTTTATTTTCAAACAATCCACAAATAGCATCAAACATCTTTTTTGTCGTACTGCTATGATGAGCCGAATACATTACAGACCTATGTTCAAAATCTGCCATATATATAGCGTAATATCTTGCAGCGTATGATTTCCCATTCTGCCTCGGTTTCGATATTCCGATTGTCTGGGCGGCCGGACTACCATTTGCGTTCCTTGCTAACATCAGCGTTAGTTCTTCTAATTGTGCCGGATAAAATGTAGCTCCTCCGTCATCTGCAAACATTTCAGCCACAATCTCTCCATCGCTATACGCATATTCTCCAAGTTTTGAAAACGTAGGGGATTGATTACCTCTTCTCATGTTTCCTCTTTAGACGGTCGTGTTTTGATTCGTTTTCTGCATTTATATCTGGCATCATTTCCAACTCGGCTATTACTTCCATAAGCCTTTTTGAATTTGCAGCCATATCTCTACCGCTTTCGCATTTATCAATCGTTTCCGCAATTTTATCTCGTAAAGCTATAAGTGTTTCACGTTTATTTCCGCTCTTTACTGCATCAAGTAATGTCGCCATTCAAACACCTCCCGTCACATTTTCTTGAATTGCATATCAGGTGCGCCAACTGCACATTATCCCATGTATGTCCTCCGCCCTTTGATAATGGTTTTATATGATCAATCGTAGGATACATTTTCCCGATTACATTTCCGTCCCTGTCATTTATGTCTACTGGTTTTCCACAAATCTGACACACGCCATTGAATTTATTTATTACATTTTTCAAATTTATTGAGCGATCGTATTCCGCACCACGGCAGTTGCATCGTTCTCTGTATGAGGATCCTGAACCTCTTCCAACACCTTTCTTGCACTTGATTCCAAGCCTTTTCAGTTTTCTATCAACATTACAGACATCAACTCCATGTTTTTGTGCAATTTCAACTCGTGTCATGGTTTTTGCTTCGGCTATAATTTCCGCATCTAATACCTTTCTCGGAGATCCGCCTCCACCTCTGTCGCCTTTATTGTTCAGTCTTCTTCCATCAAGTACAATATTGTTTCTTTTACACGCTCTTCTAACTGTTTCATAGCTGCACCCTACATTCTTGGCTGCTCTTGTGGTGGAACCATATTTTATATATGCTTCAACCAAAACTTTATCGTCATATTTAGAAATCATTTTCTTACCTCCTGATGTGGAAAACTTATCTGGCGTGTTCGGCGCTGGACGGCTGGGGGTCGCCGCTGCCGTGTGGCGGGGCACCCTCCCCACCCTCTGTTTGCAGCTCTTACCATTCCCCGTCTGTAACGTTCATTTTTGGCTTTTGCTGGCTTCTCTGCATCTCATTCAACGTTTTATTGCTTTTCGCTGCGTTGCAGCAGTAATGAGCCGCCTGCAGGTTGTTCCAGTCCTGTGCTGCCGCTTCACGTGAGCTATAGCCAAACTCACGCCACCTTGACACCGGTTTGATTTCATCTATTACGAAAGACAATGGATGATTACTGTCACTTGGTTCATCATAATGTATCGGACCTAGCCTGCCTCTGCATATTCCACACTCACCGCCTATTGCTTTCAGTCTTGCTCGGTGCTTTCTTCTTAGGTTGCCGTTCGCGCTTCTAGGGTTTCCTGCTGCCATATATTTTTACCTTCTGTTCTACGATGGACCATACATGAATCGAACATGTGACATACCGCTTATGAGGCGGTCGATCTACCACTGATCTAATGGTCCGTATTATTGGCGGCTTATGTATGCTAAAGAAAGGTTCAAAAAAATTCAATCACAACAAACATCAAGGGGGTTTTTATATATAAATCCTGAAAAGAGCAAGCCGCCTAATCTCTTCCCGGAATTTATAGCAAATAAAAAAGGCGATCTGTAATTAGACCACCTCCTATTCTGCTTTATTTTATGCATTAGAAAAGCACCTCGGAGGGTGCTGTAACTTTTTTACTCTTGTATCACAGATGCAATCTCACCAAAAAGTTCCGATAATTCTAAACATTCTTTCTTTGTAAGCTGATGAGAAAAATAATCGTCACACTGTTCATTTAAATAAAATTTATTATTTTTTAAACATATCGAAAATATCCTATCTTCCTTCATCTTATCTAATAAACACTTATGCCGATTTAATAACTTCTGTCCATTCACAAGCTCCACCTCACAAGATTTCATAATATTCTTTTATAATATTTACTATATCCGACATCGTAACAAAAACATTTTTCCCTTCAAAATTATTTTTATAATTTGCTCTTTGTTTTTCTTTGCTATCCCATACATCAACTTCATCCAACGATAGCCAGATAAAATGTGTTCCATAATCATACGGATAATCATATGGATATGTGTGTCCTTTTGCCTCATGAGCTTTTATAAAAGTTCTATTATGTTTTAAACAATTATTAGCAAATCGTAACCCAGAAAATATTTTCTTATGTTCATCCTTTATTTGTTTTTCAGGAATACGGTCAATACAGTCTGTAACCCAATGAAGCGCAGTTCCAATGGCAAAAAAGCATTCTTTGTCATCAGCATCCTCCGCTGCTACTTTTGAAATATAATTTACAGTCTTTTGTGCACTATACAATAGCATCTGTTTGTTTTCAAACATTTTCCTTCCTCCGTTCTTCACTTTAAAACCTATTTCCATAATACCTTCTTATGCGACATTACGCAACGAAAAAGACACCCAGCAATACCAGGTGTCTCTTCATGGTTTTAAATACTTACGATCGGAGGAACCATCAAAAATGTCTTACCTTGTTACATTTCATCAATTCCAGTTTATACTCTATCACTTTTTATCCGGACATTGTGGGACATTTTCAAAATATCTTTGAATTTTTTTACGGACGTTCTCATCTGTGTACCGGATTCGGCGTTTCGGGAACATTTTGTTCATCTGATCTGCAACCTTTGGATACGATAAATCATCCAGAAAATACAGTCGGAAGATAATCCGCAACTCACTCTTCTCAATGGATTCTATGTACTCTTCCACCTGAATTGTCATTTCCAGCAGTTCTTCTTCCAGCTCTTCAAGCCTTCTGGTTCTCTTTTTCAGCAACTGTTCTTTTCTGGAAATCACACCAACCGGTCTGCCAGTGATCTTCACCGTGCCAAGTGGCTTCTTACCCTTCTTACCACATGATACCGAATCCACAACAATTTGTCCATGCAGTTTATCCAATTCTTTCTGGATTTTTTCAATTCTCCGGCGCAAATCCTTAATCTCTTCTTTCATATCCGCGTACTCAATCAAAATGCTCTTGTCCACCGGTATCCACCTCCGCTGTAATGTCATACTTCTTCGCCAGATATTCTGCAACGCTTACGCTCTGGTAAGCCGGTCGCTTAAATCTCTCCAACGCCTTTGCATCATGCCGGCTCTCCAACTCTTCATAATGCTGCTGTCTATCCCTCCGCTGCTCTTTTCTGCTTCGTTTCTCCTGCAAATTATCACCTTCTATCCTCTGAACACTTCCGGAAGCGGCATCCACGCCACAACCTTATACGGTTCTCCCTGTTCATCGAACCAGACACCTGTCTGGGAATAATACAGCGTTGTTGCCTTATCTGCTCCCTCGATCGTGACCAGAAACTCCGCTGCATATGCACTTCTGACATAAGATTCTATGAACTCCCGTTGATCTGGGAGTCTTTCTGTTGTTGGAATCCATCCGTTACTCATTATTCTCTGCCTTTCTTCATGAAATCTTTGCAAATAATAGTGCTTCTTTGATCTTTCTGTTGTTCTGGCTTGTCATGGATATTTCCTACTACTTCAGCATCAACCATTTTTATCCAGTACCCCAGATCTTTTCTAAAATCTCTTTTCTTGTCCCAGTCTACATAAAATCCGACATGGCAAGTCGTTGTACTGTCAAAGCAACTCTGATATTCGCCAAATTTTACAGGAGCATAATAATCACCATAATGGTATTTAATAATGTCGTTCTCCCATATCTTCCTTCCCTTCTTGTCTGTAAGTCCGGTGTATTGACAGATCGTATCCGAATCAACGAGATAGCCATTCTGTATGCACGTATCTGCATTTTTAATGTCATATATGAACCATGCACCATATCTTTGAATTACATAACCTTCAACCCACTCGCCATTGTCTCTTCTCTTCGCTCTAAAAAGAATCTCTCTATTCATATTCCTCGACTACCTCCAACTTCTTCAAGTCCTCGATAAGCCACGGTTTTCCATCTGACCATTTGACCATTGGAAAGTCGATGTTGAGTTTTTTCAATGATTTAAGCGCACCGAAACCAATCACCCATCCATCTTCACGTTTTTCAGCACTATTTTGGAACGCCATCAAATTATCGCTTTTACTTCTCACAATATATTTGAGTTCTTTACCAAGATACTCCAAAAACGCTCTATCTCTTTTAGAAATCACTGGCTTTTCAATGTACTCGGATTCAAGCCATTTACGTCTGCTTGTGTGGCAAGTTTCTTTCTTCCCGTAAAACAGGCATTCCGTGCAATGCATCTCCGTACATCTTTCCATTTCACCAGTTTTTTCGCATACGCCAAAACCGCTCTCATCACATGCAAAAGTTAATACACACTCTGCATACTTCTCTTTATTTTTCATCTCTTCCACCTCGCTTAACAATCCGTATCATTTTGCACCTCACATCACCTGTATTAAGAGTTCCTTCATAAGTCGTCCTCTTACACTTTTCACAATCTCCAAGTTGCATCTGGTACAGTCTTCCATCCCGTTTTCTTCCAGATACGTCTGGAGATCTTCCAATGCGGTGATTGTCTCTTCAACCTCCGTCTTTGTTAGATTTATAAACATCTTCTTACTCTCCTTTCAACGTCCCCAGCACATTCACACCGACTTCTTTCTCCAGCTCCTCATTCATCAGCTGAAAATATTCCTCGTCCTTCTGTGCGAAATGCATCTGGTGTAAAACAAATTCCAGATATTTCAAAACTCCCTTTCTTTTGCAATGATAGTTCCGGTACAAATAATCTACACTGATCAGCAAGAAGCAGTTCATTGCCTCTGCTGTGTGTTTGTCCAGTTCCTTCTGACGTTCCTTTTGGAACTCCGGACTATCCATGATCTCTTTGATCTGCCTTTGGAGCTTATGTTTCTTTAACTGCTTATCTGCCCAACTCATTCATAAAATCCTTTCATCTTCCGCTTTGACACTGCATCGCCCTTTTGATACACACTGCATTCTTCCACGGAACACCCTCTGCTGTGACCTGTTATCTCGATATAGGAACATCCGGCTCCCTTCGCATTATATCCTGTCGTCCGGAACATGCAGGTCTTACATTTGTGCCGGTCCGCATTACTGGCTGTCTTATTTTCCGGCTTTGGTTTCTTACACTTATCCGGATTCAGCCAGGAATATACGGTACTATATTTTGCATCGATCAACCGCGCGATCTCCGCAGCACCTTTTCCTTCTTTTGCCAGTTCCAGAGCTTTCTCCCTTTTATTTTCTGCCGGAATCACAACCGAATCCGGCTCTGTGAGGGGGGGGGGGTGGTACTTCCGTCCTTCTCCGTTCTCCCTGCCAGTGTTACTTCTCTATTACAGTCATCTGTTCCTTTCTGCTCCACCATTTCAGCTACTGCCTGTGCAAATTCCGGATTGTGATATGCCGGAACGTTTACCAGAAAATGATTTTCTTCCTGTTCCAGAATGTCTGACAGTAATCTGACATCCATACTTCCATCATCCCTTGTCCATAATACCGTCACTGGTTTACCTTTTATGTAGTCTGCCAATGCCTCTTTTAGATTCTTTTCTATCAGCATGATTCTTTTTCCTCCCAGTATTCTATTACATATTCCGTCTTTCCTCTGCTCGAAGGCTTACTTCCTGTATCTGTTACAATCCTTCCGATCCTGACTGAGTATCCCGCCTTCAATAGCAGCGTTGCTACCTTGAGCCGATCTTCTTCATTCCACTGTACAGATCCTTTTCTGATACTGCGAATTACATTTCTACTCATGTGCCATCCTCCATTCATCATGCAGCGTCTGCACCCTGCCACCGAACCAAACAAGTAAGCCACAGATATCTGGTTGATTGTCATATTTCTTCATCATGACTTCCATATTTTGATTCCACAATGTCATATCATGATTTGATAGATATTTTTTATAAATTCCCCAGCAATCATTGTAAATTGCCTTGATTCGTTCCTCCATACATCCTCCTTGTTACCGCATGTTACCATTTTCTTTATCCTGTTACCGTCTTCGGGAAACCGCTGAACCCATTGAAAATACTGCGTTTCAAGCATTTTTCGGAGTGAAGTTACCGAGTTACCACACGTTTTCCCATATAGAAGAAAATATTTTTCTCACTTTCACATATTTTTTTCTTCTCTATAAGGGTGAATTTTGCCCGGTAACTTGGGTAACGGGTAACTTTTACTTAAATGGCAGCTCTTCCTGCTCATATTTATCCATTGTTTCCACCGGTTCAAACCCATCCTTATCGATGTTATCGTTCAGCCGCAGGAATACACACCTGATTGGATTGCCATCTACCTTTTTCACCTTTGTCATACGTCCGCCCTGCGTCTCGATCAGACCTTTGCGATCTGCCCAGGACAAAAAAGCCTTGTCAGAAAATCCTCCACTCTTGCATAATTCCTTGAACGCCTGGTTATAGATGATAGCAACTCCCTTTTCAAGCGTTCCCCATTTTTCCACTTTCGTGTCCATATCAAAGCGCTGATTGTTCATGGCGATCTTGTCCTGCAGATATCGATAGCAGCGCTCATTGTCACTCAGATCATTCCTGTTGATCAGAACAGTTTTTGCCTGCTCAATGGTAAGATATTCATCATCGTGGAAAAGATAATCAGTTGCAATCTTATCAGCCACCAGCATGATCGATAACGACAAGCTCTGCTTTTGCATAGACTCATCATCTTTTAGTTGATGCATGAAATCTTTCTGCATCCCCTGAAGCTTTTCCACTCCGATGCTTTTTACAGTTTCAATAAATTTTCTTCCAGCATGACCATAATTTTTCTTTACAAGCTCTGCAGTCTCTTGCGGATCCACATACACATTGTCCTTGCATTCCACTTCCAGAATACGGTTAATAGCTCCGCCCTGAGACACATAGGAATTCAAAGGACGCTCCCCATTTGTCAGAATGCAGTTCTTCCATCGATTCTCTCTGCTGATTCCAAGCTCTTTGTTAGATCTGCTTTTTCCCTTTCCAGAGCACATATCATAAACCATTCCCTCAAAGTTATCCCGGATACGGCTGCTCGTCTTACTTGTATCATCCAAAACCATTGGCAAATGATTCAGCATATCTGCTTTTGCTTCCAGTGCTACTTCTGTCGTCTTAAAATCCCCGATATATGCTGATTCATCCGGATTCGCCCAGATGGATGTTGCAACCATCAGAGATACTGTTTTACCACCTTCTGTTTCGCCCCAGAGATCTACGATAAACGGAAGTCCACCCAGGAGGCTGACCAGAACGCTTGCAAAAGATGCAGCCATCATAAACTTAATCTCCAGGCGCTTTGTCTTTCGGAGTTTCAACATATGACTCTGCCAGATCTTCCAGTCGCCACGTTCTGAAACACTCTCATAAGCCTGCCGGAATCGCTGATCGCCATCAAATACAATCTCTGTATCATAGGGAATAAACTGATCCTTAATCCATCCGAGCTTACTGGTGGAATACTGCACTTTAATATGGCTATCATTCATATTTTCAACATCTGACAGAAACCGGACCAGTAGCTTCGCGTTTTCTGATGTAACAGAAATTCCACGTCCAGAAAGCGCCACAATCTTACTGGCAGACGTCACCATTGTTTTCGGAACAATGATCTCATCCCATCGTCCATTTCGCTTGTATGCAATCTTGATCTGTTCTTCACCTGTCTCCAGATTCTTCATTCGCTCTACCGGAAGAATGGGGTGATAACAGGCAACCGCATCCACCTGGCTGTCATTCTGTGCATAGACGCCATCCTCACCGGCAATCCATGCACCGCAAAACATATTGTTGTATGGTCCTTCAAAGTTTGTCCACTTATCCAGCATTGTGATTGGCTTCTTGCGCTCTCTTTGTTTCGCTTCTTTGTCCACCCTTTTATAGGCTTTCAGAAGCTCTTCAAACTTCTTTTTTACGCCAAGCTCTCCAGCACGATCTGTAAGAGAAAGGATCATCCGGGCCTTTGTAATCTCATCTTCCTGATCAAATACTTCCAGAAAGATTTCTTCGCTCAATATGCTTTTACTGTCCAGCCTTGCTAAAGGCTCCATGTGATCACCTTCTCTCTTCTAATAATTCTGCATGATATAATTCAAGCTGCAGTGCATTATAACAATCACACCATGCGTCTGACAGCGGCTCTGCTCTGTTTAAAAATTCCCGGTATACAGAAATCAGATCGTTGTTCAATCTGCGCTTGTCCCGCATCTTTGCTTTCTGTTTTTCTCTCATCAGCTTTTCTTTTTTTGCCCGATATATCGCCAGAGCAGATCGGAAGGACGGATTCTTTTCGTATTCTCCGCCAAGCATCAGGAAAGCATCTTTGAAAGAAATCCCATAAAACCTTTCTGTAAAAGTAAAGATATCTCCATTCGCTCCACAGCCAAAACAGTGAAAATCTTTATCATAAACTTTCATGGATGCTTCATGATCACCTTTATGAAAAGGACATTTGATAAATCCAGCTCTGTTTGGTCCAGGAAGTCCGCATTTGACCAGAATGTCCTTCATAGAGTATGTCTGCTTAATTTCTTCGCGCGTCATTTTGTATCACCGTATTCGGACAAAATACGCATAATCTCCTTGCCTGTATCTTTCTTCTCGCAAAATTCAAACCGGACATTGTACCGATCTCGAATAGTACACATAGATTTATACAGCTGTTTTCCGTCAACTGCTTTGGCTGACACCACATATTTTTCACGTTTCCCGTTTACCATTCTCCACCGGACTTCATGCTTCCTCGGATTCTGCCAGAACCACACATCTTCCAGATTTTTCACATCCGATCCATGCTCTACCAGAATCACAAGCTGTATGCCGGCATCAATTGCTTTAATCAACTCTTTCTTAAACCGTTCATGCTGCTGGCAGACATTTCCACATAACTCCTGCAGGTTCTGCTTCCGATCAATTATGAGCCGGGGATTATCCAGACTCATATAATCCCCGACCAGAAGCTTGCTCGAAAAATGTTTCACTCCATTCTCGTCAAATGTCTTGATGATCTTCCGAATTGCCCTCTGCTTTTCTCTTGTATCAATTTGTATATCCACTTGCATCAACTCCTAATTAAATGGCAATTCTTCATCAATATCATCTGGAATATTCATAAATCCATCCTGTCCAGGTGTCGCATTTGTCGGATATCCATTGATATGATTCTTATATGCCTGTGTTTCTGTCTCCATTGGAACTGCAGCCTCTTCTACTTTGTCCTGTGATACAAACCATCTCAAAACACGCTTTTCAAGCTCTCTTCCCTCGTAGTAATCCATCTGGATTCCAAATACTCCTCCAACCAGCTTATTCTTGAACTGCTTGCCAAAGTTATCTCCCCACTGTGTTGTGAATCCCTGATTGGAATGTTCTACACAAGTCAGGAATGTTTTAAAAGATCTACTACAGTTTCCTTCATTATCCTCTGTCAAAATATACTGAGTTGCCTGGTTCGGCCATTTCTTTTCCGGACGGATATCATTTTTAAATGCTTCCGCAAAATATCCAGCCTGCTTATCTCCCGGTGCAAAATCAAAAAACACAACGATCATTGGTTTATTTGTCCTTGACATCCGTTCCTCCACCTGTTTGATTACCAGTTTGTGTCCTCCAAGTTCTACAGGAGTAAATTCTCCCTGAACCTGTGTTTCTTCATAATTGTTTGGTTTTTTCATCTTAATAGTCCTCCAATGCTTTCATTACTTCTACAATATCGTTGTCAATCTCCATCTGATCAAATGCACCCATCGGTGATTTCGCTGTGCTGTTGTTTGCCTGGGTTTCAAATTTGTAGGCTCCGTCTACACACTTACTCAAAAGCACCGTGGTAAATTTGCTTTCCAGGCAAATCTTGTCCAACTTCTTTCCGGAAGTCTTGATTCTGGTAAACATATAGCCGGCTTCATCATGATCCGTCTGTGTATGGGCTGTGAAAATGATCGTCAGGTCTTCCCTGTATGTATAGGCTTCACACACCAGATCCCAGACACAGGCTGCAAGATCTACCCATTTGTCGTATCCTTTTTCCTTGCTCCGGCGCATTTCATCTGCTACCATCAAGCCATTGATCGTATCCACTACGATTACTTTCACACTAGGGCAGGCTTCAGCAATGCGCTTGATATACTGACGAACCACATTTGCATCATCACACGCCAGATAGTTCTTATTTTCCTTGTTGTACTGTTTTCTCCATCCTTTCCATGAAAGGCCTTTCTTGTCAGCATCAATGTAATATGTTGACTTTGGATCTAAATTTCTCATGGATGTTGTTTTCCCTGATCCGGATTCTCCGGCAATACAAATAACCTTTGACATTCGCTTTTCCTCCTTATAGAGTTCTGGATCAACTAACTCCGCCTGACTCCAGAATCCTTTTGAATTCATATTTTTTATCCTGTTTTCTTCCATAAGCTTCTTATATTTTTCTTTTCCGTAATACTGAAGCTTTCCACTCTTATCTCTGATGATACGTTTCAGAAGACTTTGACTTTTCGTTTCTCTGTAATAAATCCTTGGAAATTTATCTTTCACTTCCTGAAATTCTTTAACATACGGTCCTATATTGTATCGATATTTCAAATATTTCTTTCCTGGATGATCGCTGATTCGAATAGAATTGCACACGCCGTAATCCAACTTCAGATAGATACTGTTGGAAGAATACGCATCATATCTCTGAATGATAAATCCTTCTGATATCAAATTCCTACAGAGCATTTCCGCAATATCATTCAGCTCCATTGCTTCCATCTTCTGTCACTCTCGCTGCCCACAAATCCGCAAAATGCAAAAGCATATACAGTGGTGTCTCATTTCCCTGGATCTCATATTTAAACGGTCCATATAATCCGTTATGCCAGAGGATTGCAAGCTGTTCTTCCTCTGTCAGCTCAATAAATCTGGATGCAATAGCCACAGATCTAACCTCATGATCAACATATCTGAGGTCTGGATTGGACTTATATGGCTGTGCTTCACTCTGCTTCGGTTCTGGATCTGGATTTGCTTTTGTCGCTCTTCCCTTCAGCATATTCGGAACATAATTCGGCTTTCCAAACTGTCCCATCTTTCCAAGATCATGAAGCAATGCTACAATAATAAAAGACTCCATCCGATCTTCATTTATTACTCCCAGACCGCTCGCTATCCTCAGAATATTCTCATATACGTTAAGGCTATGAATTGCGAGTCCGCCTTCCTCTGCCAGATGATATCTTGTACTGCATGGTGATGTGAAGAAACCATTTTCTTCCATATAACTGATCAGATCATCAATGCCCTCTCTTCCGGTATTTTTCAAAAGTTCCTTTATTCTTTCCTCGTTCATTATTCTTCCTCCGTATCTAATTCAAATCCTATGATTGCTGCGATATCTTCTTTTGATACGCTATAGTTACTTCTCAATGTATAATCTTTTAAAAATTCAAGTCTCGTCTGCGCTTTTAAGAACTTTTTGTATTCCGACACAGGAATTTTGACCATTTCTTCATTGTTGTTTCTTTCTTCCATGACATTTCCTCCAATTATTCTTTGTCATAAACCACTCGCTCTGCAGCCTTCACGATCAGAAGGCTTGCAATCTGTTTGAGCGATAATGTTGATTCATTGTAAATTTCTACCAATGCGTTGTAAGCTTCCGGTGTTACCTTAACGGTCATCTGTGCACCTGTCTGCTGCTTTTTCCTCGCAGGAATGTGTATTGCTTCATCGTTCACTTGACTTTCTCCTCCGACTTTCCTATAATTTAGTTGAGTTTTTTGTTATGTGCGCCACTGGAAGTTGCCGCTTCCGGGCGCATTTTTATTGTCCGGATGTTCTTATCATCCAAACGGTCCGCAAAGTTTTGCAGATAAGCGATTGCCATTCTTTTATGATAGTCCGCTGTCTTATCTGTTCGTTCTAAGCTTTCCAGTGTGGCTATCATCTTATCGATCTCGCCTACTCTGATGCTCTTACGCTGCTTCTCTTCTGGCATGCTCCCTCGCCTCCCTTATTTTTCTTTTCCGGTACTGCCATTCCCGTATCCGGAAATATTCCAGTGCAAATGCTCCGGTAGTAAATGTTGTGATTCCAAGTGCTGCATATAAGTAAAACAGCTCCTGACTTTTCACTGAGCACGCACCAGCCATCATTAAGATTCCGATAATACTTGCCGTTACGCTGAGTGTCTTTGCGATCTTGTAAAACATCTCTTATCCCTCCTTTGCTTGTCCAACCGGTACCGCTTACGCGGTTTTCTCCTGCTGGTATCCTAAATGTTCTACAAACTTTCTGGTCATTTCCATGATTGCCTTCTGCTTTTCTTCCGGCATCATGGCTGCCATGTCAATTTCTTTTCCATCAATTTCTGCAATAAAAATATGTTGCAAATCCACCACCTCTCTTTAAACTATGCGATGCTGGTTGTACTTGTTGATTTGTCCTACGTTTTCTCCTATACTTTTAACTACAGGCACTGCCATGCCGAGTCTGAAAGAAAGGAGATTCTCATGGAATTAAATATCTCTTGTGTCCGTTCCATTCTTCTTACTGTCGAAAAATATGAAACTATTTACGAACCAGTATCGTTTGACGAGGAAATGCATAGTTACTACAAAGACTACTTAGATTTTTGCGATATCGAACAGATTTTATATCATGTCCAATACTGTATAAAAGCAGGCCTCTTAGCAGATGTAAGTACTACTAAAGTATGGGGACATATCAGCTTTAATTGTTGCCTCGAGCCTTTCGGTCATGATTTTCTTGCAAACACCAGAACCGAAGAAAAATGGAAACATGCGCAATCAATTCTTAATAAAGTAGGAGACGCAAGCTTAAAAGTTATTTCTTCCATCGCGGAAGGAGTAACTACCGCTTTGGTTGACAAATATCTCCCCACTGAGATTTCAAAATTTAACTTTTAAACCGTTCTTCTACCATTTTCCGTGAAACTATTTTGATACACTCCATCAGTTCGTTCCTGCTTGGTGGAGTGTAGCCTTTTTCAACGATATAATAGATAATGGCTGTAAAGCGAATTCTCTCTGTAAACCATTTCAACGCAAACAGAATCGCGACTACAATGCTAATTATCAATACCATTTTCTCGCCTCCTAATTAAAAATCTGTAAGTTGTTCATTTTCTTATTCATCCTCCTGTTCGTTCCTCTCGACAATTATTCTTATCGGAATCTCGTCTGATACAATGAGCATCCCCGTGATGCTGATGCTCAGCAACCCAAGCAACTCCAATGCCTCCATTATCAAAAGGCTTATGTTATGCGGAAAACGGTGAAAACCAATTGTCGTTATAAATGGTGGCAGTAAAATCAGTATCTCTCCAATTATTTTTCTCAGTTTCACATTCCTCACCTCACTCTCTGTTCCTGTGCTTCTGCTTCTTTCTGCCGCATCAGAAGTGTATTGGCATCTCGCGTAAGTAGAATAATATCAGGCAGATCAATCTGCTCCAGAATTGTTACCATGTTTTTAATCTCCTGTTCTTTCTTCGCTTCTAAATCCATCATATTTTCATCACCTCGTCATTTCTGTATGTCTTTACATGACCATAATATGCCATCCAATAGCATTTGTCAATCTATTTTGTTGTTTTTGTAGCTTTTTGTTGTTTTAAAGACTTTTTCTATTGACTCTTTGCGCAAAAATGATATAATCAAATCATGAAAGGCAGGTGGAAAACAAATGAACGAACGGTTAAAGAAGCTGCGAAAAACATTAGACTTAACTCAGCAAAAATTCGCTGATAGATTAGGAGTGAAAAGAAACACCGTTGGGCAATGGGAATGCGGTATAAATGCAATTACCGATCAAGTTGTTTTTTCTATATGTAGGGAATTTGATGTAAACGAAGAATGGCTCCGAACTGGAGAAGGTGAAATGTTCGAGCAGATGACCGAACAGCAGAAATTATTGAAATATACCGGTATGTTGTTAAAAGATAAAGACTCTGCAATAGTTAATGCTATCCAGTCTTTTATTGTTACGTATGAACAGCTGGACGATACAAGCAAGGCAACTTTAGAAAAGATTGCACAGCAATTTGTGGACAATTTAAAAAAGAGCCAGTAACCTGACTCTTTAAGAATTTACTTACCAAGGTAACTCCGGATAAACACCAGGATATCCCGTACTTTTTCCGGAGATTCTTTATTAAGTAATTCAGCAATAAAAGTTATGTCTTTTTGCTTGTTATGTTCATCTTGACTCATATGTAACCCCTCCAGTCTCGGCGTTTCCGAACGTATGTTTGCTTTTATATTACATCTTGTGGCACATATTTTCAAGAGTTTCGCAAACTTAAATGAAAAACTAAATTCCGGTTTTGGACCAAATGCAAGAGTAAATTCCATATAGGTCGAAGTTACTTTTGCACACATATT